CAGACTAATTTCTCTGTCGAAGTCTCTGTACCATGCTTCTCCGTCTTTAATAAACATACAGTTGTGGGAAAGTTCATACATTCCCATTTCAGATGTTTTTTTATTGCTTGTTAGTCTATTCATACTGTTTAACCTCCACTAAACTTTAATTTACTTCATGCCCCTTACATGGATATTCCTGTTTATAAAAATTTGGATATGGCACTGTCGTTCCTGCATAACCATTCCAATGTTCTATATAATTACAATAATCCGTTCCATGCTCTGCTACTTTGTGGTGTACACAATCAGTGCATTTTTCTGGTATATCCATTCCGCACCTCCTGTATTAAACTTTAATTTAATGCCCTTCTATTCCATGCTTCCACTGCTGTTGTTTTTAATGCGTAACTACGTGTCGCAACTCCACGTTCCTTACAATACGAAAATGCTGAAATAACCTCTCCACGAAATCCGTGATTGATTTTTAATATTGCTTCTCCGCCACAGAATGGGCATTTCTTTAATTCTTTCGCTTCTCTAACATCCATTTTCTATTCCTCCTATTTTTCCGGCATCTGGTACACCTTCGGCACATCTGCTGCCACGGGTTGCATTGGTGTACTTCCTCTAAATAACCCCAAACTGCCCTCTGCGTATAAATAACTTCCACACAGCTTTTCTGTTTCGTCCAGTACCTCTATACAGCGTTCTTTGCTCTCGTATTCTGCTATCTTTTCTAAAAATTCTCCAGCGATGCAAATAATATGGTGTACTGTTTTCTCTTCCCCTCTCTTGTAGTCTTTTGTTTCTTTGTACTGCAAGCAACTAAAAGAATTTCCAAAAGCATACAGCTTTTCTCTGTTCTGGCTCCGTATGTATACGTTACTCATGTTCTACCTCACTTCCTGTCCTTGCATATGCATCTATAATCTGCACATCCCAGTTCCCTGGCTCTGAACAATATATTTCCAGTTTACTTCCTTCGTTGCTATTAAGGTATAATTCAATCAGGCTTAAACAGGCATTTACCGTGTCACGGTCAACCGTCAGATTCACACCTATTGTTATATTTCCAACCTTTTTTTCTTCTCTCATCATTTCGCCTCCCGGACTTCTTTTTCTATCTGCTCGTTTGTCAGCTTTAGCAAATCGTCTCCACTCCAGAACACCGCCCCTGCAGGTGTAACCTGCATGCACTCTATCCAGCTTTCTGCTTCTACTTCTTTTCCTGCGTAAGTGGTTTTACGCTTACGCAGGTATTTCTTTCCTGGGGTTAATTTATTTTTGTCCATTGCTTTCCTCCCTGTTTTGCAAAAATTCTTCCACATTCATTTGTCCCGGAATACTATTGTCTTCTTCAATCGCATATCCTTTGCAATCCACTGCTTCATTTAACCACTTTTCCAGTTCTTCCGGATTCGCGAGAAGGCTCACTTTAAAATTCTTGTTTTTGTACTCTTCTGCCAGATAACAGGCCATTCCATATGCCGTAAGCGTATCTATGTAGTCTTTCCTGCTGCCATAAGGCTTTTCGATAATTTCTGCTACAGTCTCAGGGCTGGGTTCTGCTTCTTCCGTCTTTTCTTCTGCAGTCTCCTCAGCTTCCGACTTGGTATCTTCTCCCATTCTTTTGGTGGTGCAGGTGCTTTCTGTATCCTGAGCAATCTCCTTTTCCTCCTTGATTTCCGCGGATTTTTGCGCCGGCGCAACTGGCTCTTTCTTCGGCTTTTCTGCTTGTTTCGGGCTGTCCTGTGCCGGAGGCTGTGGGGTATTTTCTTTTGGTGTAACTTTGTCTTCTTTAGGGGTTTCTTCCCCAAAGTAATTCTGCCAGGTTTCCTCTCCTGCTGCCGAGCTTCCGAAAATATCCACGGTCTTCTGGTAAAATTCCCACCAGGTCATGTTCTGAGGTGTGCCACCGAACTTTTTAAAAGTCACACGGTTTTCATATAGCATTAAAAAGAACAGACCTTTTTTGTATGAGCGGTTTCCTCTAGGGTTTACAATCTCCATAAAACCTTTGATATTTGATTCGTCAAATGGAGGATTTGAAAAAACTGTGTTTAAGGCTTCCAGGTTATCTTTGTAGAATCCTTCTATCAGCTTCTCGATATCGTCTGCCACCCCGGTTTCCGGAACGGTTTTGTTAAACCTTTTCAATTCCCGGATATCTTCCCTTGAGGTTTCCGGCTGTATCATCTGGCGGTCACTTTCCGGGAGCTTTAACATCTCTTCCAGCTGACTCCGCCCCAGGTCTGTAAACTCCGGTCGGAGGGTCTGGGAATATCCGTCTACAGAATACTCCCGGTTGATGCTCATAAAACGGCTGACCGTGGAAGGCTCCAAGCCGTACTCCGCTTTGGCAAATTCTGCAATGCTTTTATAGCCGTCCTGCTCATAGAGACGCTGGTCTTCGATTTTCCGCAGGGCATAGCCAATCCGTACAAAGCTTTGCTTTACCCCCAAAAGTTCCTGTCTGAGTTTCTGCTTCATCTGCAGCCAGTTATCAAGTGTCATCTGTACATATCCCATTGTCTTCTCCTCTCCTTAACCTGCTGCATATGCGGTTGCATTCACGCGTTTTCTTCCTATGCTCCGCCTGAGTTCATCCAGCACTCTCGTTATAGCTGCCTTATCTGGCTGTCTGTCAAACTCCGAATAATATTGCTGTATCCGATTTTCTTTCATGTCTATTTCGATTGTGTAATAAGGCTTTTCCAATTCTTTCTTTCTCCGAAGAAAAAGAATCCAGCTTTTTCCTGCTGCCATTTTTTCCATGTAAATATCACTGCTTCCTACGCAATGATGAAGTGCCCTGCCTTCTGTAATCAGTTCCTGGCATTTTCCTGCCGGAACAATCATATACCGGTCATTTTCCCAGTAATATTGTGCCGCCTGCGGCAGCCGTTTTAGAATTCGCGCATCCAGTTTCCGGTATTTCTCTTTTTCCTTTTCTAACCTTTTTTTATCTATTCTGGCATTTCTGATTTCTACCAGCTGGTCATGCCGGGCTTTTAAATCCTTTGGGAATCTCACAATATCATCAGTCACATCATAGCCTTCTTCTTCAGCCATACGCAGGTAATCTCTCCACACGGTTATGGTCTTGGAAGGGCGCAGCTTCTGTTTTTTTATGTAATTTACCATGCGGTTTACACTTTTCAGTTCTTTCAGCATGCTTTCACAATCGGTTATCGGGATTTTTTTATCCGACAGATACTGCAGAGAATCTTGGGAAATTTTTATGCCTGCTCTTTCTTCGTATTGCAGCCATTTCAGCGTCAACATGTTTCCATTTAACTGTTTCAGGCGGTTTATCCTGTTGCCATCCAGACGTAACGCTTCTCTTAGGGTTTTTCCAGTTTCATTTATCAGCTCCCGGTCTATCCATGGAATTTTTTCCACAATATCTACAGCCAAACAGCTTAATCCTGCCTTTATCAGGTATTCCAGATATGGCTTGTTATGAAAATTTGTAATAAAGCGGTTTACATTAATTTTTTTCCCATTTTCGGCCAGGATATCCATTCCACTCCTTTCCAGATTTCCGCACTTTAACACTTCCTTTAAATTTCCCGGATAAAGATAAGACGAAAGGAAATGTTTATTCCTGGGATTACGGTCCCAGAATTCCTGTTCAAATTCATCCCCTTCCAGTGTGCCGTACCATACCGTCCCCCAGCATTTTCCTTTAGGGATTATGGCTCTGCATTCTTCCAGAAGACGGATTTCTTTTTCTCTGCCTCCCCACCGGCACACCGCTTTAAACTGACGTTCTACCCATTCTTTTCCATACTGTTGTAATATTATGATAGGGACTTTTTGGCTTTTTTCCCGCTGCCGACTGTTGGCTGTTACGGGTTGTCTGCATTTTGGACATACAGTTCTTTCCCCATGCTTCCACCCTGCTTTTTTCCAGCTGCTGCAGCCACAGGCAGTACAGGTATATTCTGTACGCTTCTCCCCCTTTTTAAAGAAAAGAATATGCCCAGGGAAAAATGTCTGCTCTATCCAATTTTCCACTTCCTCCGGAACGCAGGGCACTTCTGCCATTTTCTCGTCTATCCGCTTCTGCTTCCGGCGGAGCGCTTGTGTCCACTTACGGGTATTTACTCCCCCCTCGTAGCTGTCTATACTCCAAGTATCCAAAAAATCCAGCACTCTATCCTCATCTCCCTTGGAATCCCATTCCATTTCCCTTCCTATGTAGTAATAATCATTTTTTAAGGCATCCAGACCTTTACACAGTCTCGCTGCGTTTTTAATTTTACAGTTATGCCACTTACCATTTACCCAGGCAGTATAGTTCTCTTTATTTGCAAAATACCGCCCCTTTAGTACCCCCATATAAAAAAGACTTACCTCCACGGCTTTTTCTTCGTCCACTTCTATAATCTGGCTTACAGCTATTACATTAACCGTGTCTTTTTTCTGCGGTGCCTCGCATGGCGGGCACATCAACAGCTTGGTCCGTTTCATTTCTCAGCACCTCCCATGTAGTAGTCCTTGATAATCTGTTTGGCTCTGCCCATACCCGGAATACCCAGCGTTACTTTTTTTGCGGTTACGCCAGCTTTCTTTATAATATCCTTATTAATCGTCTGCTGATTCTTAAAAGACCATGACAGCAGTGCCGCAATGCATCCCTTTAAGCTTTTTCCTTTTTTTCGTACCTGCCGGGCCAGAGTATCATCTTCCACGCATTGTCCACCCAGGTACTCCACCCAATCCTCCATGATTTCCTTGGGTTTCAGTTCTGCTGCCTCGATGTCAATTTTCCCAAGCGCTGCTGTCAGCGCATCACAAAGCACCGGGATGTCTCCCTGCAGATACATTTCCACAAAATCCTCCTGAATGCCATTTTCTTTTGCCATCACTTTTAAGCTATCTATATCTCCTTCATTAAACAGGTTTTCTGCCAGTTCGTTTATCTCCTCACAGCTGTTTAATTCTCCGAATTTATCAAACATAACGTTCTCCTCTTTTCTCACATTGTTTAGCTAAATGGCAGCTCTTCGTCAATGCCGTCCGGAATGTTCATGAATCCGTCCGGGTCTACCTGTGGCTTTCCTGCTGCCGCTTGTCCTACTGCATGGTTCTGCGCATTTTTACTTTCGGCAAACTCCTGCTCTTCCACAACCACGTCTGTGGTGTATACCTTATTTCCGTCCCGGTTGGTGTAGCTGCCTGTCTGGATGCGCCCGGTCACTACGATGCGGATTCCCTGGCGCAGGTATTTCTCGGCAAATTCTGCCTGTCTTCCGAAAGCCACACAGCTTATAAAGTCTGCGGCGGCTTCTCCGTCCCTTTTAAACCGGCGGTCAACAGCCAGGGTATATCTAGCAATGGCCATGGCATTTTCTCCCTGGGTGTATTTTACTTCCGGGTCTCTGGTTAAACGTCCCATTAAAATAACCTTATTCATAGTTCTCCTTTCTTTCCACGGCGCGTAATGTTCTTTCTGCTATCCCCTGCGTTTCTCCTGCTGCAATTGCTAAAAAATTCCCCATACCGCCCCCTTCTTCCCTTACATACTGGGCACGTTCTTCGTCTGTAAGTCTATACAGATTCCTGATGCTTTTCAGGGCCACTTTCATGATTTCGTTTTCGCGCTCTAAGCGTTGCATTTTTGTCATACTCCTTCACTCCTTTACAGAGGGGCTGGCTCACGCGCCAACCCCTAATCTCTTTCTATCTTTTTATCTAAAACGCCAAAAGGCTACTTTTTATAAGTTGCTGTTCTCATTTATGCTGTTCTCCTTCGTATATCTCTTAATGTTTCCGTTGTACTTTCCGCGTAATATTTCGCTGTCACCGCCGGGTCGGAATGTCCCATAATCTCCTGTATGGTTCCAATCTCTACCCCTTTATTTCTCAGTTCCATGCCTAAGGTTTTGCGCATTTTATGGGGATAAACCCGGCAGTGCAGTCCGGCGCGCGCCCCTATGTCTTTCATAATTGCCCGGATACCCTCTCTTTTTAATGCTGTACGGGGTTTTCGCTTACTGATAAAGAGAGCCGGGTCATTATCATTTCTGCTCTCCAGATACCGTTTCAAGTAATACCGGCACTCCTCGTCCAGGTACAAAGGTCTGTATCTTCCGCCTTTCTCTCCCTGTATCATCACGTCACCGGTATCCCAGTTGATATAAAAGCGGTTAATTCCAATCATTTCCCCAACTCTTGCTCCGGTGCTTCTCAGAGTTTCTAATATTGCCCGCTCCCGGACATCTCTACAAGCTTCCCGGAGCTGTGCAAGTTCTGTGCGAGTAAAGAAATCTATTGGCATTTTCGACACCGGACGTTCCTGCACGGTTTCGACGGGATTGCAATTGATAAACTTCTCTTTCCGCATCCATCCAAAGAACGCAGAGAGGAATTTTCGGGCATTGTTTACGGTTGTTCCTTTGTTTTGCTTGCCCATCTTTGTCACGTTCCGGTTTTCGTACCAGCGCATAAAACCGGTGATATCAATATCTGTGATATCTGTCAGGGGCTTGTCCGTATAGGTTAAAAGCATTTTGACTGCATTCAGATAATCTTCCAGGGTCCCCTTCGCCAGGTTGGACTTTTTATATAAAAACAGCTGGATAATGTATTTGTTCTGTTCGTCTACGCTGTCTTTTACCTCTGCCGGCAGGGTTTCTCTTGGCTCTATGTTTACCTCTTCAAGTATTTCTACCAGCACTTGGTCCAGAATTTGCAATATCTCCACACTCACATACTGCTGCATCTGCACAATAATCTCGTCCCGCATACGGCTTTTTATATTTCCATTCATATCATCTACCTCCTTACAACGACTTCCCTCCTTTTGGCGCTTGACTTTTCCTGTAATTTTGATAGAATGATAGAAAGTTTTTATTTTCTTATGTTCCGGACTATCTGGTGGCCGCCAGTAGTCCGAGTTTCTTTGACAACTCTCTCCTCCTCTGTCGGTAAATGCTTCCAGCCAAGTTATATAACTGCATTCCCGTTTCTTCTGTCAGTTTCCTGTCGTACATTTTGACGCATATTTTTTTCTGAACATGGGCACATTTTTCCCGTAGTTCCGGCAGACTATTCGCGCTTCTACATGCCCATATATCCGTCAGAAGTTCCTGCTCTACTTTGGCATTCCTTTTGTTTATCATTCTCGTTAATGCCTTTGTCAGATATTTTCTGATTCGTTTCATTTATACTGCCTCCCTTTCTTCCTGTATTGTATTCTGCAACTGATTGTAAGCTCCGGCCATTACGGATATGTCAACCGGAGTAATTTTTCTCATCTCTCTTTCCAGTTCCTCCATTGTATGTATCCCCCGTTTATTTAGTTGCTTCCAAAGTTCTTTTGCTTTGTCCATAAAATCCACCTCTTTTATTTGTATATTACCGGTATGTATTTCCTGCGCCGGCAAAGCATTCTAAAACCCTTAAGCAGCAGTTCTCGGTATTCAAAAACTTCTTCAACCCCGTAACCAGCGCCATACAATATATCTCGAATCATATACCAGCCAGCGCCTACCTGCTGCCGAAGGTAATCATTAAAATGTAATTCCTCTCCTTTGTAGACTCTCAAACCTGTTTCTTTATCAAACTCTAATTTTTGTTTTCTCATCTCACCCTCCTAAGCCAGATATATTTTTATGTATGATTTTACTCGAATGTCTTTCAATTCGTATTCCCCGGCATTTTCCTCTGTAACGGGAATCTGGCGGCCATATTTATTGTCAAAGGTTCTTTTGCAAAACTGAGTTGAAAAATCAAGGCGTTTTACTTCATACCCAGCTTCAATCATTTCTGCGTCCATAGCCAGATGCGCCCGGTACCCGTTGTAGATTAAATCATACCTGCTATTGTAAATAAGAACTCGCTGTGACGATGCCATAATGGCTACTAAATCCTTTAGTTTTATGGTTCCTTTGTCCATTTGTAGTTCACCCCCGCCTTCTACTAAAAATACTTATGCTTATTGCCATTTTCTACTGTTTCTCCTATACTTTAATTACAGGCAATGCCATGCCGAGCACAATATCAAAGTTTTAGAAAAAGAAAGGAGTTTTTATTATGTCTAATTCATCAACCCTTTACTTTGACACATGCCAAAATCTTTTGTCTCTTTATCAGAATTCTTTCGGTATAAGCTTTTCTGGGTATGAGATAAAAAATGACCTCTCTGACCCATACGCCCCCATCACCAGACATTCCGGGAAAATCGTTGTTTTGGGGTGCAATGTCAATTGCCAAAGTCAGATTGCATTTCAACTTTCTCACGAACTTTGTCATGCTGCAGTTTCAAAAAACGTAAAAAATTCTTTGCGCTGGTTTGAGGAAGTTCTCGCAGTTTTATCCTCTTACATTTTCCCGTTAGAACTTTCTACCATTAACAAGAAAAAATATATTAATTATTTCAACAGTTCAATCGCCGAATGTCTTTGCAAATGCTTCCAAGACCCTTCTATGAATTTAAATGAAAAAATTTTAAAAGAATTAGAAGCAGGTTCTGGCACAAGCAATTACAACGATTACGGAAGCTACTGGAACGTTGCTCAAAAACTTCTTCCTGCAATAGATTGTTCATCTGATGTATGGAAGTGTGTACCATATCTTGCAGATGTCCCCTGCGGATTGCCTTTTGCAGAATCTCTTGACAAATGGCAAGAAATATCTCCGCTAAATGTACGCAATTCCATATCTGTAATCAAAAGTGCCCTCCTGGTCAGATGAACCTTTTATATGATGCATATAGCTCTGACATATCCACCGGCCCTCTGGTTTAAGTTCTTTTCTAAAATAGACACAACAGTCGCCCCCTTCAATTTCTATATACACAAGACAGCCAGGGTCGGTTGGTGGAATTCTGCTTCTTCCGAAGAAAATTTCTTCTCTGTCTACGTCAAATTCTCTGCTATATTCATCTATCAGTTCATCAACCCCTTCAAGTCCTTTGACGAATCTTGGTCCTGGTATGTCAAACGGAGAGGTTTTCCATAAAGGCTTGTTATTTTCTAACCATTTTTTTGTTTTTTCCGGAAGATTCTCAGGTATCGTATCTCCGCTAAATATTGGTCCTGACATTTTGTTCCCTCACTTTCTCTGCTTTAAGAAATGTTCAATCGGTATTTATCATTGCTTTTCCATATTCTCCCATCTATAATTTACTTACAGGCCACTGCCATGGCTGAGTATTACGAAAGGAGAATTTACATGTATACAGTTTCAATTTTAGATAAGTCTAAAAAGGTTGTCCGTACATACGAACACATCAGCAAAATTACATATTCAGATTATATTGATGATGTTGTAGTTGGCGAAGAGGAAATGCTCTCACACCGTTTTCCTCTTGATTGCACTTTGCGTCTGTATTCTTCCGTAGGCAATTATGTCGTTTCCAGTGACATTATTGGCACCCTCGAAATCGAGAAAGAAATTTAACCATTTACCTCTATGCAGATTTCTGCGTAGGGGTATTTTTCTTTTAAAGGCTTTACCACTTTTTCAATAAATTTTTCTAACCTTCTTTCTACACCATCCCCGCGAATATTAAATGTAACGGAAAATTCCATATGCTCCATGTCGGAATATTCTTGCATATCCTTTTCTCTGCAATTAATTCTATATTTTGGTTCTGGACTCATCCCCATCTTCCTCACCCCGCTTTCTTTTCTCCTGCCATACCGTAAGCCATGCGTACTCCTGCAATAGCTCCGGCGGTAAATTCCTTGTATTCTTTACTAGTTCCTTTGATAGTCTTTAAGATTCCAGCAAATTCTTTTACATCTTTGATTCTTTCTTCAAGTTCTACCATATTGCTTTCTCCTTTCTGAGTTCTTGACCCCATTTTACAACTTATATATGAGTTTGTCAACTCTTTTGTTTTTAATTTTTTCACTATTTTGAGTTGACATACTCATTTTGGCGTTGTATAATCTTGTTAAAGGTGGTGATTAAATATTGGAGCTGCATGAAAGGATAAAGCTTATACGAAAAGAGCATTTAAAAATGTCACAAGATGCTTTCGGAAGCGCTCTCGGTGTCAGCCGTGACGTCGTAAATAATTGGGAACGTGGCAGAGTTGATATAAAGGACTATGTCCTTAAATTAATATGTAAGACATTCCGAGTTAGTTACGCTTGGCTTTCTGAAGAACAAGGCGACCCCTTCGTATCTGTACCAGATATTATATTGGACGATGTAGCCGAGGAATATGAGCTTGATGAAGAAGACAGGCTTTTAATGGAAGAATATGCAAAACTTCCGCCGGATGTGAGAGCTGCAATAAAGCAAATGCTCAAAAATGTATTTTTAAAAGATAAGGCACCAGAATAAATCTGGCGCCCAATCTTCACAATCTGACAAAATAAAAGTGTACTATATCAAATATTCGTTTTAGTACCTTGTTGTCACTAATTTCATTCAGCATTTTTTGAATTTGCTTTTTGTACTCTTCATTCGACATAATATGTACCCCCCTTTTTTTCTTTATACTTATAATCCGAATCTGAGGGGTCGAAAATTGTCGATATTTGGCATTTGTCCACAAACGTGGACACTACTTATAGGGGGATTCAAACAAATCCGTAATTTTTATTTTTAACCCCTTTGCCAGCTGCTCCATTGTATCCATGCGCGGCATAATTTTGTTGTTGCAAATATTCGAAACCGTCGATTTCGGTATCTTAGTTGCAATGGAGACCTGGCGTACTGTTAAGTTTTTATTATTCATGTATTCCTGTAATAAAATTTTCATGGTGACAACTCCTTTCATTGAATATTGTCTCCATTTAAAAATATTTTACAGCATGATACGATTAATTCGCCTATGGCGTTTTAATAAAATTATTTTAAGGAGGAAGTCAGAAATGGCTAAAAAGGAAAAAGTAAAGAAAAAAGGATGGTGTCTAAAAACATTTTTTGTTATCGCGGGTATGCTTATTGTTGTGGGCATTTTTAGCCCCGATTTAGAGAACGAAAAAGACGACAAAAACAGCGATGTAAAGCAGAGTACTTCCGAACAAGCAAAAGCTTCTGAGAATATCTCCACAAGTAGCACTGAGCCAGAAGCTGCTGCTTCCGATGTTCCAAGAGAATATCAATCCGCGTTAAAAACAGCCCAAAATTACAACAATACTATGCCGATGTCCAAACAAGGGCTTTATGACCAGCTTACTTCCGAATACGGAGAAAAATTCCCTGCAGAGGCAGCGCAATATGCCATTGATAATCTTAACGCAGATTGGAATGCCAATGCTTTAGCATCTGCGGAAAGCTACAGTGATACTATGCATATGTCTAAACAAGGAATTTATGACCAACTCACTTCTGAGAATGGCGAGAAATTTACCGCCGAAGAAGCGCAATATGCCATCGACAACATTGAAGCAGACTGGAACGCTAATGCTTTAGCAACTGCGAAAAGCTATCAGGAATCTATGGATATGTCGATAGAGGCAATTCGTGACCAGCTCACTTCCGAGTATGGTGAGAAATTTACCGCCGAAGAAGCTGATTATGCTGTATCAAATTTAAATTAATAAAAACCGCCCCTGCGCCAACAGGAACGGTTGAAAATGAGATATCCGAAGATATACTCTGTATCATAAGCAAATACATTGTATCATCTTCGGTGACGGTCTGCAAGAGGCAGGCTGTCTTTTTTGCACACTTTTTTAGGAGATGATACCATGGAAAATCAAATCGTTGCACTGTATGTCCGTGTTTCAACTGGGCATCAGGTTGACAAAGACTCTCTGCCTTTCCAGAAGAAGGAACTGAGAAGTTACTGCAAACACATTTTACATATTGACGAAAAAAGAATTGAAATCTTTGAAGACGCCGGAAGGTCTGGAAAAAACACGAAGCGTCCTGCTTTTGAACGCATGATGAAGAAAATCCGTGCCGGACTTGTATCCCATGTGGTCGTTTATAAAATTGACCGTATCACAAGAAACCTTGTGGATTTCTCTTTGATGTACGATGATTTTAAGTATAATCATGTAACCTTTATATCGCTAAATGAGCAATTCGACACTTCCAGCGCAATCGGAGAAGCTGTATTAAAAATCATTTTGATATTCGCAGAATTGGAACGTAAGCTTACAAGTGAGCGCGTAAAAGACATTATGCTTGACCGCGCTCTTTCCGGACAGTGGAACGGTGCCCGTATGCCTTACGGCTGGCGATGGAATGAAGAAACTCAGATGCCGGAACATGACCCTATAGAATTAGTCTTCGCCCGCCGTATGTATGACCTGTACGAAGAGACAAAATCTTCGTGTAAGGTGCGTGATTATAACAATTTTAATGGAGTTCCTACAAAGCGCGGAGGAGAATGGACTTCCAAAACAGTGGCTGATTTTATTCGAAATCCTATGAACAAAGGGGATTACCGATATAATTACCGCGAAAGCGCCAGAGGGCGAAAAAAGCCCGAAGATGAAGTGATTTATGCAGAGGGTGTTTTTCCTCCTCTTGTCCCCCCAGAACAATGGGAACGTTGCAATGCTATTATGGACAGGAACGCTGCTGCCAAAAGAAGCCAGGGTTTTGTGCATGGCAGGAAGCATTGTCATATTTTTTCCGGCTTTCTGGTATGTGGCAAATGTGGAGCACATTTCCAGGCAATAAAAAAGGACCGTGCCAGAGCAAACGGCTTTACTCCGTCCCTATACCGGTGTGGTGACCGCTTCCGAAAAAAATCCTGTGATGCTGTCGGCTGCAGTGATGTAGTTCTTGGTCCCTTTATTTTTAACTATATCCGCGCCATGGTACAGGCATCTGCGAAACGGTATAAAATCAAGAGCCCCGAGGAATTGGAACACATTTTGCTTTCTGATACCATCTTTTCTGATGTGGCAGGAATCATTTCAGAAGATTCAGAAAAAACCTTTCGTCTTTTTTCGGGAGCTTCCGGTTCGGTTTCCTATTCCCCGGAGCCTCTTCCTGCTCCCTCTTCCAGCAGCGGACGCGCAGAGGAACTTAAGCAGATAATTGTCAAAACAGAAAGAGCCATGGAGCGCCTAAAAAAAGCCTACCTATTCGCTGATGATGCCATGGGCGAAAAAGAGTACCTGGAAACAAAATTATCGTTGGAAACAAGTAAAATTGAAGCAGAGAACGAACTCAAGGCTTTGGTTGAATCCCGGTTTACCAGTTCGATGTCTGAGTTATCTTTTATCCGGTCGGCATCCTCTTTTCTGCTGGCCCATGAAATAAAGACGCAAGACCACATTGTATACAATGAATTTGCTGCTGCCGTTGATGATGAAATTCTGCGAGAATTTTTAAGCATGGTGATTGACCAGATTGTAATTACGGACGGCAGGCCTGCAGAAATTACATTTAAAAATGGACTTAGGCACAGGTTTTTGTATAGAGAATCGAAATAGTCGTTTAACTTAAATAAAAATACGGTATGCATGTTATTTGCATATCGTATTTTTTTAAAATCCTTTATTTATGCGGGTTTATTACATCTCGAGTACAAGGTTCATCTGGCAGCCGAACGTATTGACACAGAAAGTTAAATCCCGGTTCAGTTCTTTCGATTTTTCGTTTACAAGCTGTCTTGCTTTCTTCATAAACCAGTACTGGCGGTAAGGTTCTTCTGTGGGAGCCTCCTTTGTCAAATCTGCACTTTCAATTAATTTATCTATGTTACTGTCAAAAATCAGTTCTTTGTTTTCCATTTTCCTAAGTCCTTTCAGGGCATTATTTTATAAGTATATAGTATCGTTTTGAATTTTTCAACCGATTTTTCTGACGTTTATCGCTCTAACTGCACCAGATATTCTATCGTTCCCTCTTCCAATTTTTTCTGCCCGTTCAAAAGAAATCCATGTCTTTGATAAAAAGAAACAGCCCGTTTATTTTTTTCCAAGGCCCATAGGGTGCGAACTCTGTGCTCTCGGATTGCATATTCTATCAGCGCACTGCCGATTCCTGCGCTTTGAAAAAAAGTATCTATATACAATTTACAGATTTCTAATCCGCTGATTTGAATAAAGCCCTTTATCAGTCCGTCATCATAAACGTAAATTGTGTTTAGAATTTCTTCTTTTCCGAAATAATGGTCAACCAAGGGAACTACCTGCAGCTCTTTAAAAGAAAATTCAGGGTCCTTAAAAATCGGGAAAAAGTTTGTGCGGTTATTGAAAACAAAAATTTCAGCGATTCTTGATAAATCTTTTCTTTCAGCTTTTCTTATATGCATATAGTGTACTCCTTCTCTACATTTCGGATAATATCATCAATACGTTCTTTTTCAGCAAGTGTATCACATTTTTTGCTGTTTTGATTTGCCCATTTATGCTATATAGTAAAATTAAGTTTTGAATTTCATACTCTTTTCATATGGAGGGTATAAACGGAAACCTGGAGGTGTGTATATGGCTAAAATATTGATTGTTGAAGACGATAAAAGAACGAATGAAGCTATTTGCGAGTATCTGAAACCAACGGGACATGAAATTGTTTCTGCTTATGATGGAGACGAGGCAGTGACAGGGAACCGGCAGCTTTGTCTATCCCATCTATTTACAACCGTTTTACTCTTCCGCTATTCTATCACTCGCTTTTCCGTCACAACTTTGTCCGGAAAAACATCTGTGGCTTCTGCCGGGATTTCCTCTACTATCTGA